CGACTCCAATAAGTAAATGCCAAACAGAAATTAGAAATGTGAGCTCTCCTTTATCGTTTGTCTTGCGATAAATGATTGCGTCCTCGTATGTCTCTGTAGGGAATAAGATCATGCAGAAAAGCCCAACCATAGCGACAACACCACCGATGATTCTCCAGATGTTTGATTCACGCAAAAAAGGTCGTTCTTTCATTTTTTCTTCCTTAGCATCCCAACTTGTCTAGGCAGATTAGAAGGCGATGCGAGTAGTTTTTTAAATTCAGCCATTGGTATAAATACACTTGAGCCATCATGGTCTTTGTATTTGTCCAGAACCTTACCAAAAGGATCATCTAAATAGTAGCCTGTGATTCTTCCTTCTTTGTCTGTCTCGTATCCAATGAGTAAAACGATGTGACCTTTACCTGTTGGGTAGTAAGGTTTGATCCAGATAGAAAGTAGGACGGGGAACCCAGCATCTAAGGATTTGCGAGCAGATAAAAGAGATAGATTGGCATCCGCATAGTAAAACTCGTATTCAGTATGACCGATTAGAATGTTAATGGCTCGTTCATGAGCCTCCCAGTAGTAACGGTCTTCATTACCTTTGAGATTTTTGAGGACGATTTGCTCGTATGCCACTTCATCCATTTGGGTAGCAATGAGGCCAGCCTTCCAAAGTGATTCACAGAAACCAGTGCCAGAAGAAATAAAACACCTTTTGGAACGGTCGAAAAGTTGTTCTTCCTTCTCTTCTAGTTCTTCCTCTTTGAACAAAGGAATCACCTTGCCTTGCGTGTCTTGTGTCCATACGTAGCCATCGGAAATCCAATATGGCTTTACGTTGTCACGTTGGGAGAAGTATCGACCTCTGTGTTCTGCTATCATCACTCACACCTAGCCTCTATCTGCTCGTCTTTTGGCACAAGCCGTTTTTGTAATTGGACTAGAATAAGACAGTTCACATAATCTCGCTTATCGCGTCTTGAGTTAATTTCCTTCAGCCCTAAAACTTCAAGCTGTATCGCCTCTAAGTCTTCAGGGACTTTTTTGACTTCTCCATACAGGCCCATGAGCCATACAGTCGCTGCAAGGAAGGCTATTGAGATAGCCCATACAGCTTTAATAGGGAGAGAGATTTTGGTTGATTCGTTTATTTCAGACATATGGGAATTTTGATAGTCATATCCTACTATACGTCAACTATTTTCACACCCAAAATTTTATTTGGGTATTTGCTTTTAAATTGGTTTAGCTGTAAATTGTAGGCAATAGACCTACGTGTGGCGTATTCGTCAACTTGCTCTTGTTCGCTTAGGTCTTGCCATCGTGTAGGGATCGGGTTGCCTTGTTTGTCGTATTTGATGACCTCGTGCTCATCGGATTCTAGTAGTGACACGTCGAGCAGTTCTTCGTATGCGTGATTGCCTTCGGCGAATACGTGAGAGACTTCGGGAATTGCCGGTTGTGTCTCGTTGCCTTCCTCATCAAATTGAGGAGGAGTATAAGGCTGTGTGATTTCTAAAATTTGGATTTTTTGCATTGTTATACCTCTGGTAGCCATTGATAAGGGATGCCCGACATTGCAGGGCCATGTGTGATCTTGCGAGTGAGTGGTGTGCCGTTTGTTCCGTCGGTGACAGGGCCGCCTGTAGTAGTTCTAGTCCCATTGAAAAAAGCCCCGCCTGATGCGTATTGACTCCCACCTGCACTATTCTCTAGAGTATATTCTGCGATCCCGCTCACTAGGAGATTCATTCTATGACCCTGCATATACCCACGTGTTCGTAGGCCCGCAATAAAATAACCATCTGCGTCATTTGTTGCAATAAACCCTTCACCACTTACCTCAAATAGCCTAGCCGTAGTTGAAGACCCCGCAATCCTGTGATGATAGAACCTTGCTGTCTGTGACCCCGTTGTAGGTGACCCAGATACTGTTACAACCCTAGTGACTGTGTTAATGCCTGTAATTGCAAAGTCAGAGCCATCTATGTTTACAGTTCTTCCGTTAGTGTAAGTGCCTTGAACTTCTTTGTCTTCTACAATTGCCGCGAGTATTGCGTTTGCCGAGGTTGTGTTTGGGAACGTGATGTCAGAACCAGCAACCGTAACAGACCATTGGCTAACCTCTCCTGATTTCCCAGGGAGATAGATAAGGTAAATGGCTCTTAGGTGGTCGAGTGAGGCTTGCGGTATATCTGTATTGTCTACAGTCTCTGTTACGTCAATAGCAGATAGGTTCCACGCAGGCCAATAGGTTCGAGGAGTTGCTGGGTTAAATGTGTAATTTGTTGTTTTAGGCCAATCAATTGTGAATAGTCCGCCAATTGGCTTGGAGTAGTCAATAATAGTTTTCTGAATATTAGTCCCCGCAATATTTATTGCATCTGCTACATTAACATCTCCATTAAAGTCAACATCATCAGTGTCGCCATTGCCAAAGTTCGCAACTACTGCGCCAAGTGAATTTCTTACTTCTAACCCGGTATTGTCCTCAGCCTGCACAAATTCAAACGTGGATGTCAAAACTCCGATAAGTTCTTGAATCAATGCGATGTTTACATTCGACCCACGCCCTGAATAGTTCACCTCTACACTGTCACCATCATCTGCCGAATTGAACTTAATCAACCCTCTCACATAGTCTACTCGGAATTGACCTGCAAGTGGGTTTGTAGTTACCTCAGTGTATGGAGTCGCAGCCGTGTTGTTTGTTACTATGGTAACAGTGGTCGCAACTGGTCGATCCTGAAGGGCTATCCCGTAAACACCAGGTAGGTTGTCGAATTCTGCAACCACATGGATTTCAGGGTCCATCACTCTATCGGAAAAGGTGGAGTCCCACGGATTTTGTCTAAAGTCTGAAAATGCTGTCATTGTATTGTTACTCCTTTAACCTTTGTACCATACGAGGAACCTTGCAGATCCTGATTGATAATTACTATCACCTGTAATGTTTAGGTAAATATTTGTATTATTATAATATTTTGATATAGATTTGCCTGTGTTTATTTGATTAATAAAATACTCTGTCCAGATGTTGGTCGATGGCGTATTTATATATGCAGTAAAACCTAAAATATTTGACCCCAGCCCATGAGCAATAACTACTTCACCAAATGAATTACTACTACCTTCAAACCATGCCATTTTCACTGGGGTGCCAGAAGGTGCATGAGTTCCTGTAGCTCCAATTGTAATTGATGTTGCATCTTCCGCAAATGCTTCAGCCTGCCCTACTGTAGCCGCATCACTAGGAGCCACTCCATCTGCTAGGTTTTTGATGGTGTTAGCGTTGGGGTCAATTTCTAGAGGGTTTGTTGTGTTACCTGTAAAAATACCTGTGATTGTTACGTTACCCGTGCCAGTAGAACCGTCACCGACTTGGAGATTCCCATTAATGACTCCATCGCCACCTACAGCTAAGTTTGTCCCAACCGTTACACCTGCATCTGTCGTAAGACTATTAGCTGATATGTTTTCACCAACAAGGAAACTAACGTAGTTTTCTGTTTTGTTAAGAATCCCAAGTCCTTTATATTCTACTAAAACTTCTGTGCCAGTATCTGAAGGATTAAACTGTATTCTAGAAGTGCCTGTATATGTTTTGGCTTCATAGTCTACACGGAATTGACCGGCGGATGGTGAAGAGGTTCTAGGTATTTCTGTAAAGACCGTTCCGCCTGTGACATTCTCTACTATGGACACACTAGATGGGTTTTCTAGAAATATGGATTCATCTAGCTGGATTCCGTATGCATTCCAATCTGTAAAAAATTTTACTGTATGAACTTCAGAAAGTGAAACTGGGTAGGTGTCACCTGTGAACGGGTTACGTCTCCATTGGTTATCTGCCATTATCTTACCTCTCCCGTGTATTTGTTTTGTTCTGCAATCGCTAGGATGTTGTTTATATAGTCTTCCATTTTAGAAGGTACTTTATCAAACTCCATTGATACGGAACTGTTATCGGGGTTAAATTTATACGTTTGTTTTACTGACTTAACTTTGTAGTATGGGAATCCATTGACCACGACATCTATCTGGTCTAGGTAAAAATCTGTTGCATCGTTTGTAGGGCATTCAATCGCGAACTTAGTGATGCGTTTTAGGTTGTTTGCCGATACGTCCCACTCTACAGAAAAAAACTGATCTACTACTGGACAAGCAAACTTGGTTGTGTATTCGTTCCAGTTTGTAAGGCCGATCCCAACTGTGATTTCACCAAGTAGCCTAGAAGACCTAAACCAGAATCGAATTTTTTGAATGTTACCTTTGAATTCTTTTGTAAGTTCGAACCGTGACCCAAGTGCATTGAGGCAAGCCGCTTGTATCCCACCTGCACCAAGCACAAATATAGATGACTCTTCGGATAAAGTTATTCCGCTTCCTACAGTGGCAAAATTAGTTAAGGTCTCAACCTCATCCCATGTCTCAGGATATTGGTCAAATGGAAGAACAAATCTGTGAATCCCTCTTTCGATAAATTGAGCACCACCAAATACCTGGAAGCCTGTGACTTGTGCCGAATACTTTGGATCTTTTAAGTCTTCCAAAAGTCTTGTGCCAATTAGAGTTAAGTCATCATCACCAAAAAATCCAGGTGCTTGGTATCGTAATTCTCGTTTGCCGTATTTTGCTATTGAGGTGTCATCTGTAAGAATGTCAGCCACAACCCAACCTGCACCACCTGCACCAAGTCCTTGTTGCCTTTGCATAAAGATTGTATTCTTTACATCTCGTAAGTTTAGCCTTGGTGTAAAGTCATTGATGTCGTATCCAATAAAGAAGGTTTTGACCACGTCGGTTTCGACTGGTAAGAAAAAGAAATCCCCATCACCGTCAACACCCCATTCATGGTTTGCCATTTTTGCCAAGCTATCTAAAAACTCGTTTATTTTTGCAGATCCTGGTTCGATTTCTGTGGCAGTCAGAACACCTGTGGCAGTATTGATTTTTGATACATTGTAGCGAACCATACAAAAAGGTTCTATTTGGTTTAGAACGATTGACTCTACGATCTGACCTACGTCTTGTGGTGCAGTGAAGATTGTCGCTGTGTCCATAACTAGGTTTTGGATGTCTGTAAGTGACAACCCTTCACCCTTAAACACAAACAGGTTCCCATCCTTTGCTTTGATGTCACCTTGGTCGGTTACTTTACCCATGTACCAATTAAAGTCCGTGTCACCAATGTTTACGGAAATCACTGAATAGGCTACAAGCGGAAATTCTGGAAGTCGGTTTAAAGTAAGAACAAAATCTCGGCAGTCACCATTGACAATAGTAAACTCAAGCCCTGATACAATAGAGTTTTCAACGTCAGTTCTAATACGACCAATCAATGCACCGGTAGATGAAAGTATGGAAATAGATGGAACATTTGCGCCTGTGTTTGGTGTTACCCTACGAACAGTATATTCAACAGGTCTTGACCAACCAACTGCACGGAATGGTCTATGACCCATAGTTGTGGACCATGTAAAAGGAGTTGTCGCATATTGGTAGGATGTAATAAGTCCTTTCGGTTCGTTGGAAATAAGTTCCCCAACACATGACACACCAAACTGTGCGGACTCAACCGATACCGATCGAGTTTGTATGTCAAAAGGCCAGGTCAATGTGCGTACCGCCTTCTGAATGATATGGAAATAAATACTTCTCCAGAAACTGATGACTCATAAACTAGTGTATTGCTTCCAGGTGCTAACGAGATAAAACCACCACCATCTGCAAGTGAGTTTGACACATCAACACCATCGAGCTCAATGATTCCATCCCGGCTATCAATAATCAGTTCTGCACCTGGCAAAAAGGATGAGTTCCCAATTGTAAAACCTTCGCCTGTGGTTGTGTTTGTTATAGTCACTTCAGTCGCCGAGTTTACAGCAGTCATTGTGATGACAGGAAAACACCTAAATAGTGAATCGTTATTTACGACAATCGAATCACCTGTGGAAAATGACCCTGTTTGGGTTACAGTAACTTCTGTGATGTCTTCCCAATGGCCTTTGAGCATTTCCAAGCTGATTTGGTTTTGTCCAAGCCTGTATTCCATTCCTTGAATAGGATTGTCGGCATGGGTAGAGAGAAGCACCTCGCTTCTAATCCCATTGTCAACGTCATGCAAATAAAAAGGAGCATACCTAAGATCAAAAAAGGCTGTCAGTGTATTTAGAAAAGTTCTATATTCGAGATCCCTTTCGGCTTTGTTCCCGTCTGCCGTGTATTTGTAATAGTCCAAAGTGATGGTTCGCGAATCTACGAACTGGTCTGCCAAGGCAACCGACCCATCTTTACCGAATCTAGGTTTTAACCCTAGTCTACGCTTGTAAGGAGAAATTACCATTTTAAATCTATTATCTAATGGGAGTGTATCGTTAGTATTGACCAGTTCTAAATTCATGACCTACTGTACTCCCTTTCAAGTCTTCTTGTAATTGCATAAGATAACTCGTCCATTGCACGTTCATCCATTGCACCATTGTTTTGGATTGAACCTGCCATAAAGTTTATATTAATGGTTGCGTTTTTATCTATTCGCCCACTGTGAACCATATCTCGAAGTCCTTCGGTTGTGGATCTATCGATGACCATTTCACCTGGAGTCAATCTTGCAGGTACAGAATCCGACATACCGGCACCTGGGACAACACGCCCTCCACTATTAAGAAATAATTCAGCAGGTGGCAATACAAACTGCGAAGAAATTGAAGACATTTGTAACGAATAGGTAGACGCGGCAATAGCTGATAACCCAAGAGTAGTTGAGGCACCAATTGCGATTGCTGCGTATGGGTTAAATGGAGCAAGTGCAGCAGTAATTGCAATACCTGCCATAACTGCTGATGCAATTGATTGCGCGAGTGTTAAAGCAGCCGTTGCCCTTGCAGCTTGTTTTTGAACTTCAAGCGCAGCTACATCAAGATTATATTTTACTAAAGCAAGTTTTTTTGATTCTTCTTTTTCTCTTTGTTTTTGCTTATCTCTGAAATCTTGAACCCTTTTTTCTTTCTCCATTTCAGCATCTGCAATACGCTTGTTTTTTTCTTCCTCAAGTTTTGCAATTTTATCTGCATCGGCTTTCTCTTGGGCCTGGATGGCTTCGTTTTCTTTTTGATTTAGTTCCTGGTCTTTGCCTGTTTTTTCTTGGGCAAGTGCAATAAGTGCATCATTAAGACTAGCTTGCCAATCTTGCTCAAAGTTAGCCCAGTCTTGTTTCATGAGTTCTTCTGCGATTTGCGCTTGTTCTTTGTCTGCAGATTCTCTAATTAAATATTGTAATTTTTGTTCATATTCGAGCCTTCTTGCTTTTTTCTGCATCTCAAATTCAGATTTAATCTGAACTTGGCGACGTGCAAATTCATCATCCTGTAAAGACTTCCTTGATAAATATTCATCTGTAATTATTTTAACTCTCTCATTTGCAGCTTGTTGTTCTATATTAAGACGCTCGTTTTCTTTATCAATAAATGATTGTAATTGTGCGTCTTGCGCTGCTTCAAATTCTTTAGTTTCTTTTTCGATTTGTTCTCTGAATTTAGCTGAATAGACTTGTGAGATAAGTGCAAACTCTTGAACCTTTCTTTGTGCAGATTGAATTTGGTTTTGCATCCTTTGGAAAAAGTTATTAATTCCAGCAGCACCAAGTTCTCCAAGTGCATTGGCAATTTGAATAATAAATGTTTTTACTTCTTCGGATAGCCCTTCAAAAGTGCCACCAAAATCTTTCATCATTGCTTCAATAATATCTTCAATGCCATTAATAAATTTTTCTACAAAATTACCAAAAGCATTTGTTGCACCTGTTGCAGCTTTGTTTGCACTTTCTGATGCGGCGTTACCTAAATTTTTAATTTGTGTTGTAGCACTTTTGCCAGTGTTAGTGGTTTCCTTTTGTGCGACATTAAGACTTTGTACAGATGTAACAAGGGTTTTTGCTGCGTCTGCACTTGTGATTGCAGATTCGCTCCATACTTTTAGCTGTCTTCTATGATCAGCTGTAAGATTTTTAGCCTCATCTACTGCTTTTGAAAATTGCTGTTGTACAACCCTTGCAGCCTGCGAATTTTTATCTACATTTAATAATGTTTGCGCAAGCCCTTCTAAAGCAGATTTTTGTGCTTGTGTAACTGCCCCAGTTTTATTAAATTCCTGATTCATTCTATCAATGCTTGCACGTGCGTCTCTTGCAGCACTGTCTAAATTTACAAATAATGCAACTAGTGCGGCAATGGCTATAAAAGCCAAACTTGCAGGCCCAAATGCAGCGGATATACCAGCACCTGCCTTCATTGCTTCTAATGGGATTAGCATCATGACACCTTTTACTGTAGTGAGTGCAAGTGCCATTGCCGCAAGTGCAGCAGTAGTCAATACGATGGTTCTAGTTAAATTAGGATTTTCATTTGCAAATTTTGTGACAGCTTCAATCGCTCTGATTGCTAAATTTGTTAAGTCTTTTAAAGTAGGTGCAAGCTGGTCACCAATGGTTTTTTTCAATGCCATAGTAGCATCATCAAGGTTGCTAAATCTTCCTTCAAGTGTAGCACTTACGGCTGCCATTGAACCAGCGACGCCATCAAGTTTGCCAAATTCTATCAATGCTTGCTGTAATGCTTCTGGAGTTTTTGCAACTGTTTGAGTAATACCACGGAATGCCAATGTAACTTGGTTTCCCGCAACTGATGCTCGAATCCCAAATTCTTTTAGTCTTTCAAATTCTCCAGAACCAGCATCCAAAACTGCTTCTGCAAGCTGATCAAATGACTTGCCTTGAGATGCGGCAATGTCTCCTAAGTTAATAAGTTCATCTTGAGTAGGTTTTAAGCCACGATTGACAAATTTAATATATGAAGCGGTTAATTCATCTAATGTAAAAGGTGTTTTCGCTGCTAGTGTTTGCAACATTCCCATGGCTTTTGCAGCTTCGCCTTGTGAACGTAGTGAATTTGTTAATACTGCATTGTATTTTTCAAATTTCGATGATGCATCAACTGTTGATTTCGCAAGAGCAAGAATACCAATGGATCCAAGTGTTGTTTTTAAAGCCGAAAGTGCACCGTCTGTTTTTTTAATTGCAGATGATGCTTTGTCTAACTCTTTTTGTGTTTTGTTGATTTCGTTAGAAAGTAGTTCAAAGTTTTTTGACCCAATTGCAGTTCTACCTAGACGTTCATTAAGTTTATCTAGTCTGGATTGCAATCCATTCATTGTGTTGGTTGTTTTGTTTGCAGTGGATACAATCTTTGCAACTGCATCATTTGCTTTAACCGGGATTTCAGCTATTTTATTTAGCGTTTTGTTGGTGGCATCATAAATAGCAACCATTGGCTTACTAAACTCATCTTTGAGTGTAAACTTGCCTGTGATTGCTCCTACTTCTAGTGCCATTTATTTGCCTGCCTGTTTGTGTATGTTAGCCCATACACTGTCGAAATCTTCCTCTTGTTTGATGACAGAAATTCTGTTTCTGTATTCATAATCAAGATTTGATACTTTCTGGTTAATCTTACGAACTCCTTTGCTGTCTCTTGGAGAACCAGCAGTGAGTAGCATATCAAGTTGGTCGAGTTTTTCTCTGTACCTGTATGCCTCTGATGCCTCCAGGAAATCATCCCACTGATGGTAGTACTGAAGACCGCCTTCAAGTATGCTATCAAGTGGGATTCCATTCCTAGTCAGTGTTAGGATTTCGTATGCTCTTTTTGCGCCGTTTTTTTTTCTGCCTCAGTCCGCTTTTTACCTTGAGAAGTCTCAATTATGTATTCAAGCATTTGAGTCAGAGTTTCCAATGGGACACCATCAAAATGAGAGCGTTCAAACTCAGGGCAAAATAGTTGGATTTGCCCAAGTATGCGTTCATCATTTCTTAATTCTTGGTTAGAACTAAGTGCTTCCACTTCTACCATTTTATTGGCATCAAATGGTTGCACAGTGTATGTGGCTATCCCACTTTCTAAAGTCTCAATTTGGAATGTCCCGATTGTTTTAACGGCTTTAAAAATCACTAGATTGTTCCTATTTTACAGAATAAAGGTCTTCCAAGTGTATCCAAATTGTCAGGGTCTTTGTAGCAATAAGCCATAGTGCCCATGAATCTTTGAGTCGCTGCATCAAAGGTAAGTTCCCAAGATGGAGTGATACGAGCTAAGAAGAAAGTGATTGTGTCGAGTGGGGCGGTTGAATCAATACCATCTTTGATCCGGACAACTTTCATCTGTTTTGCGTTGTCTAAGTCGCCGTTACCAATTACAGAAGCGAAAGATGCTCCAATAATGTTTGGACCAGATAAGTTAAGTTCAATTGATTCGTCAAACTCAGCTTGGCGTTCAAGTGTTGCTTGTGCCATACCAAATTCAATTTCCCAAGTTTCAGTTGTAATTACAGCGTCAGCCCGTCCAGCACCGTCTTGTGATGTTACAAGGTCTGTTTTTTCAACTGTCTTACGGATAGTAGTTGCATCGGTTTTCCCGATGTAAATGTTGGCACCGCCTGATGCGATGTCCCAATATACGTTGCAAGGGCCTAAGTTACGGCCTAATATCGAAGAACCAAGAATGGAGTCTGCCATGAGTGAATACCTCAGTATTTTTAATCACGGGTTCACCCGAACTTTTGTGGAGTTCGCTCCAAACTTTATCTGTAAATCTATGCCATAATGTCAGCCATGTCAAGCAGAAACAGTCTTGTCGCTATAGGTAACGGTAAAATTTACGACATACTCATAAACTCCTGCCCCAGATTGGCTCATATCGCCAGGAGTTTGGTTCGCTTGGATCCTCGCAAGTGTTAGCTCTGGCAGACTGAGCTCGAGCACAGCTGGCAACGTGAAATCAAACTTTTCCTTGAGCTCTAAATAGATATCTTCGATCACTTGCTTAGCTACGAACCTGTCCTGACCACGAGAAATAATTTGAACGGGTGAATCAACTCTTTCCATAGGATAACCTGTGACGGATCCACCACCTAGTTCTCTCACCACAATTGTGGCCTGCGTGTCCGATGGGTCGAGCAATTGCACAAAAGTATATAAAGGAAATGTGTCCCGTAGGTATTGAATTAAATTGTAAATCATAGCCTTCTACCTACTTCGCGCGCGAATATCTCTGCGTATTGGTCTTTAAATCGCTCCAATTTAGATTGTAGGAATTTCCCACTTACCCCTTGAGTATCTTTAGGCGTGCCTCGGCGGGTGGCTATTGTAGGAAATATGCTTACTCCAAGTTCCTCGTGCATCCTCGCTGCGTAAGGGGTATTTAGGCCAACCTCAACTTTAAATTCACCTTGCGATATTGTTTGTGTAGCTGGCGGGTTATTTGTAAGTACGGAGCCATCAGGCAGCTTTTGAGACTGCTTAGAACCTGGGACTTGCTTTAGATTGCCAAGCACATACATAAACTGTGCACCTCGCAAATAGCCAGTTTCAAAAGGTGGTTTTGGTTCCTGTTGAATGGTGTCTTCAAGAATAGCAAGCCCAACAACACCAAGTGCTTTTTCAACAGTGTTGCGAAGTTCTTTGTTTATGGTTCCGACTCGCTTTTGGAGTCCGTTGTCGTTCCAGGTAAACTTCATCCTAGTATTGCCTCGACGTGGGAGTTAGAAAACCCTTTCTCGTATCGTGATTCTATGACTTGATAAGTTTGGCTAGGCAGTGACGAAGCCGAAACTCCAGGCGATGCATTTACAAGCCCGTTCCCAAGGTAGACCCTAGTTTTGGTTGTCACGCTACTAGATACAGACAAAGGTAGCCACAATTTCCAGCGTGCTAGAATTGACTCACCGTTTGAATTAATGGTGCGCTCGTATCTCTGAAGACGGCATTCTGTTTCTGTGTATGTCCATGTAGTCCTATCCCATTGGTCGTGGGTGGGGTTGCAAAGAGTCACAGTATCTGTAAAGTAGCCTTCAATCACAATTAAAGTTTACCATATAGCAGAGTTTTTTCAAGACTTCTTTTTTGTTCTCATCTTTTACTTTTGTTTTTGGGAGAGCAACCAAATAGCCCTGATCCGATTCAGAAACAAAAATATGATGAGTATGGGAAATGTTTTGAGTGCACCAACCGATGAGATCAAAGCCGTCAATCTGTTCAATGTTCCCACCTTCGTAATTAAACTGTGGATGATAGATTCTAAGGTCATCGATAATAACGACTGAGTTTTTAAAATGGTTCTTTTTTTGTAGGATTCCAAGTTCTTTTTCTAATGGTACCGACACATCTTTAGAATAGGATATCCTTTCTTCGTGGTGGTTATATAGTTCTGGTAAATGGGCATCCAGCCAATATACCGCAGGCACATCCTCCACAATGTCACAGAATTTGTCAGATGGTAATTGGTAGATTTTGACCCCATCGTTACCCCTGAATCTGTCAGTCACAATCATAAAAAATTTAGAATTAATTTCGCATGAAAACGCCTTCATCCCGTAGGCTAAGGCATACTGAACGCCTTCTCCATACCAAGTTCCAGTCTCAATGACTGATTTTATGCCTAGTTGCCTAACGGCTCCTAAATTGAATCTTGTTAAACTACCCATTGTATGCCTTTCTCCCTACTACTGCAAACGACCAATAAAGGTCTCGTTGTGAATGCAAAACATCCTCATAACCTAAGTCCTTCAATAGTTTCATTACCTCTAAAGGGTCAAATCTATGAACGTGTTTTCTGCAATTCTGAGGGAGCCAATATTCCATTTCGGGGTGTGGCAAATAAAGAAACAAATGGCCGCCTGGCCTAAGTGCTTCAAGCCATGTTTCAAGGGCTTTTACGTAATCAGGGACGTGCTCCAGGCAGTGGGAAGAAAATATGTAATCCCACCCGCTTTCGTTATCCGGCAAATTGTAAGCGTCGTGTTGGTTTACGATCGGGTTCACAATTACGGATCCTGGGAAAGTCCATTCCCTGGTACCGCCGATGTCTAGGCCATCGCCTTTGCAAAAATGTTCTGCAAATGGAACAATGTGTTTTGCGGCGTTACCTTGCCGGATATACTCTGGGTATTGTTTGCCTTTGTATTCAAATATCATACGAAACTGTCAACCACCTTGATTTTTTTGTGAGGGTCATAAATAGGAAGCCATTTTTTATAAATATGGTTTATGGTTTTTACCGTAATAGACTGGATTCCATCTTGTCTTGCAGCCCAGCAAGCGAGCATAGAGTCCACCCCTGCGAAGTGCTGGCACCCTTTCACAAGAGACATCGCTTCTTCTAGCTCAGTCAGGCCAATACCTACATTGGTAATTTGTTGGCCTGGGAACATGTGAGAAACCCTTACAAGTTCATCTTGAGTAAGGTTTCTCCCCTTGGCGACCATTCTGTCGTCATTATTGGATTCTGCGTCTAAAACTACTTGGCAAGGTTTAGCCTGGATATTGAATTCTGACTTGTTATATTTACGTGCCCCATTGAGAATTTGTGGGTAAAGAACTTCCCCGGACATATCGATAACCCCTTTTAGCTCAGGCCATGGGTTCCTTGTTTTGTTTCTCAGATGTTGCATATCAAAAAATGAATACGTATCGAATGCTCTGATTTGCTCAGACGTGTATGGGATATGGACTTCGCATTGCCCCCAAATAGGGTGCATACGGATTAGTTTTTCTATTACTGAACCTGCTCTAGTGAACAAATAAAACTCAGTTATACCGTGTTTTTCTTCGTCTGTGAGAAACGATTCTATTGCGATAAAGTCGCCAGCACCGCATGAAATATAAACTTTCATATTGTCATTACCCCTATAAATACCATATTGCCATACTCGAAAGGTTCTCCATATTTAGCTGACCAATCTACCCTACATTGTTCCCACTGGTTGTCAGAAGAAATCCTTCTCATCGCTTGTTTGCGTGTGAATAGGAGTTTGCCCAAAGTATCTTTTTCTTTTAGGATGGAGTCTAGAAATTTATTATAACCTATGGGGATTGTGAAAATCAATTCACCGCCGACTGGCAAAACTTTGTTAACCCATTCAAAAAACTGTATTAATTTATCGGGGTTTTCTTCTTCCCCCATGTCAAAACCAATATGCTCAATAGTAGAAACTGATACAATGAGGTCAGGCTTTTCTGGAGGCTCATAAGTTACTACATCTACGTTTAAGCAATCGCCTTGCTCATGCCGGTCGATAACTAGATGACTCAAAGACTCATCATATTTACGCAGAACATTGCCGACTTCTATAATATTTCTGCCCTTGTATTCCTTAAGTAAATCGAGAATAATCGGGACTTCAATACATCTTTCCCCTAGTTGGCACTGAAGGTCATCGCGCCTATATTCGTAGGGCTTACAGGCAAACTCAAATTGTTTCATTAAATACACCTGGTATTTTCATTTTATGGGGGCCTAAATTCTTCAGTCTGTGGTCTCTGATTTGCTTAGGGTAGAATATCTTTAACGGTCTATTTAGCCCTTGGGCAATCGGCACTAAATGACCTACTTGTGTTGCTATTCCTTGAGCCATCCCGCAAAGGGTAACTAAATCAGATATTGATAATTGGTCATTTAGATCCATATCGATACCTTGCAATCTATGGATAAATGTCTCTCCTTTGCCCACAGAGATATAAACAAACCGTTTTTTGTTCTCGTCAATCCAGGTTTGCATTTCCCAAATGTCAGGGACTACCGAAGTATCCCCGTTCTTTTGGTGCATATTTGCAAGGCACGGTTCCTTTACGATACAAATTCCTTTGCCTTCCATCGACAAACGAGCCACAATTTCTTTTAGGTGTTTGGATCTAAACTCATCGCTAAACCCTGAATCCCAGCCAAACACAAACGGGATAAACTGAAGTTTCACACTATCAAGCATGTCCTCGTATTGGCCTTTTCTCGAACTACGGCTTTGAGTATAACAAGGTTTTACGTCGTGTCTCTCATTCATATTTGTAGATGTTTCTACTTCTAAAGATGAAAACAGTTCCGGGAATGGAGTAATTATTTTAACATCTTTTGTTTCTATATAATGTTTGATAATAGGGTACGCATAAACACAATCCCCGATCCCTAGCATAGTCTTGACCGACCATTTTTCTTTTCTCACGGTAGCGGTCTCCTTTCAAACGCTTCTACTTTGCTAATGTCAGAACAGTTATAAATCTTGGCAGGGCACCCACCAAAGTTATAAAACAGAGCCTGCATGTATTCAAATGTATTGGCGTGCTGTGGCTCATCCTTAGAATGCTTTCGCTCTCCTGTGGTTGAATGGCCATAAGTTCCAATACCTCTGGATTCTATCTCGATTGCTTTGGTTTCATTGCCGTTCCGTCTTGCTATCGCTGAGGCTTCTTTGTTTGTTACAAACCTACAATCCAAACCAAGTAAAAAGATTTCTTTGGCTCCCATATATGAAGCAACACTGATTGCAAAGGCCATTGAATTTCGAGGGCTGTAAAATCCGTTTCTTGGGTCAGTTTCAAACCGTCGGTTTTGCGCTGATATGACCGCCAACTTCCCAACCCTTGGAGAAATCATAGAGTTTGCAGAGGTGACGCAATAGGCGGGGAGTTTGTCAAAACCAATATGTCCTTGGTGATCTTGGATACCAGCTTCCTGTAAAAATCTTTGGTCTAGGAATACGTGAAATTTAGGTTCACACCCAGCGTTCACTAACTCAAATAATCCGTGGTTTACGCCAATAGTAGTCTTGCCTTTTAGCCTTGAATAATCATAACCAATTAGAGAAGGGCCAGAACCTACAAGATAAACAGATTCACCCCAAAGGCAATTCTGCAGATGTTCATACTCTCCGGTGGTTAAATTGACTCTAGTCACGGCACAAGCCTCACAGGAGGGAGTGCAGGGCTTAGGCCGGTTCGGTCGATGTATGGCGTGATGACGTGCAGGCAATTTGGATGATAGCCCACTCTATTATCTCCTTCGTATTTCTCGTAACCAGGCGTTGACCCACTGATTGAATACACTTTACCTTCATGTGGTTTGCATATCGCTGTGGTTGTGTTGTGGTCAGACACTTTCACAAGATCCTGACCGTATTCTAGTGTCATGTTTACGACTCCCATTGATTGTGCTTCTCTTGTTCGTGTTCGTGCTACCATTTCGGCGTAGTATTCAGGCTCAAATGACCGTTGTCCACCTGTTCGCACGTTGGTTGTGATCACTCGACCGTCTGTGACTAGTTTTTGATATAGTACTTTTTCAATGTTGGATTTTACGCCCGTCACAGTGTTGGATTCAATAAGTCCAGATGCGATTGCGTTATTGATTTGCAGTTCTGACACAAGCCTTTGTTGTGTAGCTCGGAATAACTGTCTTACCTGGCTTTTGCCATTGTCTACTGCAATCTGGAATAGAGTCATGGCATCCTCAATGATAATTTGCAATGCATTGATTGGAAGTAGGCTTCGAGTTGAACGGCTTTTAAGCCCAAACTTCTCTAAGTATTGCTTGGCAAGTTTGCGTGCTGCCATAAACTCTTTAGGGATGTTTTTGTCTAGATAGGCTTTTTCATAGGCCACCATTTCATCATAGACTTTAGAGATTTCTTTCTCTCTGGCAACCCAATATGATGTTACTGTTTTACCGTTTGCGATGGCATCTGCAATCTTACGTTGTATTGACTCTCTGGCACTTCGCATGGAAGCGATAAGAAGCCGTAAAGGTATGTCGTTAAATTCTTGTTCTGACTTTGGGAGTCTTGAAAGATTCATATGTCAATTCTGGTTTGTGGTCTGTCAAAAAATCCAACAAAGCCTGGACCAATCTCGTACTCTTCCAAGTATTGTTTTACAATTGAAGGAAGTTTGATGTTGGTTCCATATCCCTCATCTGTGTCTTTAAGTGTTTCGGAAAAGTCCCCAATGGAGAATGATTTTACACCTTGTTCAATAAGGTTCTGTCTAGCGCTTGATGTTGTGGCTAGGTATCTGGCATATTCAGCGTTTGCGTTTTGCATATTCTCTGTTGCTGTTTCAGGGAATACGTAAGCGGGGTGGGTTGATAAAACACGAAAAGCGGAGTTTATTGCTCCGCTCTTATTCGTCACACCATCCCACGATACCGACTCTAATGAGTCGGCAAAGTAGGTGTTTGCTTGGTCAACTGTTACCCATGCCATTAGGCAAATTCAACCTCAACCAACTGGTCAGTGTCGGCAACAATGTACCCGTAGTATGCGTGAACATATTCTGCGTAAGTCATTGTGGCAACATCTGTTTTCATGAAAGTTGTAGGTTGCATTGCATCGGCACGTTGGATCTTGTTCCCTGGGAGAACCATGATACCAGTAGTTGTCGTTGCAGGCATTTGCGTATTGAACGTGTAAATCGGAGTTACGTTCCAAACTACTTGAGTTGGGATGATAACGCCTGTATTTGCAGTCGCAAGGGCTTGCTGAATACGAGCTTTCATTGCCGTAGGGTTAAGGAATAATAGGAAGTTTGCGTTAGCAGTGTCCCCATATCCTTTGTCTTTAAGCAAGTTAGCCAAATAACCAGAAGCAGCATTGATTGTCTTACGGTCACGGTCAAGGTTTACACCCACAGTTTCTGTAGTTGTTTGCCAAGTGATTGCAGAGTTTACATTTGCAGCTGCTGTCAAAGAAGCATAATGCTCATCAGCTTTGTTTACGAAAAACTTAGTTCTGAAAAGTTGTGCTCTTTCTACAAGGATGTTCAAAGCACGATCCCGAATAAGTTCGTCCGTCCAGCCTAAAGCGCCTGACCTACGTACACAACGAGCTAAGATCTTGTCTGCTGTTGCGCTTGCGATTTCAGGGGCTTGACCTTCAGCCATAGCCGCGAATACGATATTGTCAGAACCAGTTACAAGTTCCCAAGTCAATTTAGACTGACCATTGATCACGTCCAAAGTTGCCATTCGGAAAGCTGCTTCATATCCAAAGTCGTAGTTGTCCGCTAGGATGTTAATGTAAGGCAAACGAGTAAACAATTCAGGCATATCACCTTTGGTTGTGAATGCTTGGATCTCCGCTTGCTTCTTAGCTTCTGGGAATCGCATGAACGCCTGTACAGTGTTCACTAGCTTAGGGAGGTACTCAGACCGTCCCTCGACTACTGCGCCATAGAGAGCATCCATGAACGACCCCGCGTCTTTCGGTTCGATTAATTTAGAAAAGTCTGTTCTAGCCATTAGATATCTCCTGTCCTGTCGAAGATGAATTCAACTTCGGTATCTGCACTCAAAGCGGCCTGTCTTACTCTGCCCATGTAAGGGTTAGATCCAACAGTAGTTGTGAAAACTTTTGCCGAGTTGTCCCAATAGAGTTTAGCACCTTGTGCAATTGCACCGACTGCTTTAGCTCCAAAGGCAACTGGTGCTTTTGTGATTAGGAGAACGGATTCTGCATAACGAACTGATTCATCGTCGTCACTTGCCCATGAGAAAATGAATCCCCATAAACCAGTCCCGACTTGGATCACTTCGCCTTTATCATACCCGCCTGTGGGGAAATCTGCTATTTGGATTGGAACTGATTCCGTTTGGATTAGTTCACAACCTAGTCTTGCTTGTTCAGCCATGATTAAGCCTCTTTAGATTTGTTTGCGTTCTTCGCTAGATCGGAGTTCGCTCCTAAAGAGTCTCGTTGTGAGACTGGTTCGATTTTAACCTCTTGACGCGGTGTTGTCAAGTTCTTTTCTGCCGTTAGTTTAAAGTCATACATACCTTTTGCATTTGGCTTTTGCTCGATTACCAATGTGACATTGTGGCCTTGAAATCTTGTAGACACCTTGCCTTTTGCAATTTGCTCTTTAAACTTAACTACTCCATCGGATAGCTCCAAGGCATATTGCTTTTTAGGGTCATACCAAATAGAACCGATCATCGGGATAACTGTGTTGAGGGGGGCTTGGTAGCGTGGGATTGTATCTCTTTCGATAATGCGTGCTGTGATAGTCATTAGAATGTCTCCCCTGAGTCTCCGCCTGCGTTAAGTGCCCCGGCAGGCACCGGAACGGCTTTCTGATCAGAAGGTTTGTCGCCAAATAGTTCCTTGTGTTCTTCCTCAACTTCAGCGAGGATACGGTCAGTCAGCTTGGTCCTCTCAGCCTCATCCTCTGGAATGTCGATGTTTTTGGTTTTGAGTTTTAAGATCTTGAGGGCTGTCTCAGGGAACTTTTTGTCTTTTGCAACTTGTTCCACCTGTGGGATGTATTCTTGTTTGGCTACCTTGAGATAGTAGTCTTTCGCTTTCTTTTCGAGTTCTGTGGATTTGTTCTTTAGCTCATCATTTTCTTTTATGTAGATGTCAGCTTGTTCTTTGAACTGGTTTTGGAAGTACTCGTTTGCATCGTCTTGGAGGACACGGTCTCCGCCTTGGTAATAGACTTTGCCGTCTTTTGTTTTTACGGGTTGCCCGAAAATCTCATGTGGCTTGTAAAGTTGCGAAGGGAATACTTTCCTTTCTTGGATGAATTTTTGTACGTCTTGAAATGTTACTTCCATTTTTGGTTTTCCACCTGTGGGTTCTGTTGTTGTTTGATCTGTTGACATTGCTTGGACCATCATCAATTGTTTAGCCCCTGGCATGGCAGGTGTCCACTTAGCCGAAGATCCAATTGCAAGCCCTGTGACTTTAGCAATCGAATCAGCTACATAATGAACTCCCTGGTCAACCATTTCAATCACGGCTTCCATAGAGATAATGTCTTGCTTACCAACAAATTCCTGTTTTTCTTTTGGGATATAGCACACGGCAATGGCTGTGTTTTTTCCTTGGATCATCCTTTCGGCTGAAGCAATTACTTCGCCATATGATTCCCGATTGTCCGTTGAGTTGTCCTCGTTATGACCGAAAAATAACTTTGTGCCGGCCTTAATTGCCGCGGCAAGTTTTGAGATCCCTTCCTTCATCCACATGATAGGCTTGGATTGTTCACCAAGGATTGTAGGCGTGGACTTTCCTTCCTGACCGACCGCATAAACAGCGAATTTAGGACTTTTGTCTTTTGCCTTAATCTCTGCCATTTTGTCAGGTCCAATGATAGCTAGGATTTCCGAATCAGATAGCTCGATAGATGAGAATTGTAAATTAAGACATAGTTCCTGAATCATCTGGCACTCCTGGTTTTATTTTTTTGGGCTTACCTAAAATTCTTTTTGCGGTTTCAGGTTCAAAGCCATAGATTTCAAATAGGAGTGTTATCGCTGCATCATAATCCGTGATACCTTCAGCGACAGATTTCTGGATAGATAGAATACCATCGACCCCACCTACCGTTCCTTTCAGCTTGGCTTTGGCTTCTGCTTCGATGTCATTTGGTTCTTGCCCCATTTCATTCATCATCTGATTTAACGGGTCTTGGTTCGGGTCTAAAGGCCCTAGCGCCCCGTTCTCTTCGCCTAAGCGGTCGCTCTCAAGTTCAGGGTCGATGTCAGGGACTTTTTCAAGTAAGGTCTTTTTAGAAATGATACCGGCTTGTTGAAGCGGGAGATAGACATCCACCAACTGTTGAACCTGGTTGAGGGTTACTTGTGGGATAGTTACGTCTACTAGGTCATAGTCAAGAATTTCACCTGTTTGCTTAGTATGTAGCTTCATAGCTTCACGGCACAGTTCGGTAAGGAAGTCCTTCCAGTTTTCACGCTCTGACATTGTAGCGGCGTTGACCATTTCTAATAACTCTTGAGCCGTGGCCCTGTTAGACATTAGATCAGGTGCAAGGAAGTAAACTGGTATGCCTGTCACATTGGAGATTAACCGGAAATGCATTAAGATTTCTTTTATGATTGAATCTAAGCCACTGCCAGAAGGTTCCATGTAGTAGGCTTTTGCTTTACCTGCTAGTGTGTTACCAATTTTCCACTTTGTATCCTTGATAGACTTTGTGATGTTTTTAGCGTCTTCATTGCTTTCTGTCTCAAAAAATGGGAAAGCGGCTCCGAATTTACGGTTTATTTTGCGAAGGTCTCTGAGTGCAGAGGATACGGAGTCAATGGAAAATAGCACAAGACCAGTTCTAGGAGGTGAGTCGTTTAGGAATCGACGGGAACCTGTAAAATTACGGTATACGAATTCATCTGCTTTTAGCTTTTTATCTTTGTTTTTGCCGTAGGTTACGCCGGTAACAACCCTGTAGTCCTCAGGATCTGTCTCAACTGTGTACATTTGGTCGTACCAAGACATAAACTTAATTTCTACGGCTCTTTGTGCTTCGTTCCATTCGTGTATTGCGAGGGCCTTGCCTTCAAGCTCCGAATCAGTCACGGCATTACGAAAACCAATACCATCTAGTTTGTTGTGCCGGATAAACTTTTCTAAGAATTCATTTTCTTTTTCGCCTTCAGAGGATACGTTTGCCCCGTTCCCTGCAATCCAAGTAACTCGAGTATCAATGCAAGATTTGGTTAGTTCGCGCCCTAAGTAACTAATCCCGTTATACCGCCTCACTAAATTGAGAACGATAGACTGGTAAGACATAAATTCGTCGCCATCGGCTGTGGCGTAGTCGTAAATAGTAAGCGATGCTGGATCGGTTGCGCCTTCAGTCCATGCCTGGATCTCTGCTTGTTGTGCTTGTATCGGAGAAGATTTACGGAATGGAATAAAATCAGTCCAGTGCATTGGATAGAATCTGCCATTTTGTCAGGTAGTTGTCAAGTATTATTCTAGGTTCCCAAGGTTGTATGCGATAGGCCCACCATCCTCTATGGATCTTATGAGACTCGCCATACCGTCCGCTTCATCATCAGGCTCTACCTTTTCTTCATAAGCCAAAAGATTGGACAGCCACCTACGACCGCTTTCGTATTGGTTGATCTCAGAAGCAATGTATATCTTCCCCCAATTGTAAACTCCATAGTTCACAATCTTATTGTGCTTGTTTTCTCTTTCTGGGTGATCTTCAACCGAAGGCCAGAACTTTCTAAATTCCCTTGCAGCGGCTCCATTGCGTCACTTAAGGCTTTGGATGAAGTGGACAGGGCCAGACTACTCGGCGGAAACTGGAAGGCAAAAAGGATTGGTAAGCTATTTAAGAATCCAAAGTTTGCCGATTGGGATT